TTAATCATAAACTTCATTACTGTCCCGAGTGCATCGAAAGCTTTTGATAGCATATTTCCTTCTTGTGTTGCGTCCTCTAAATAACCTACAAGATTCTCAACATACCCCATAAGCATATCAACAATGCCTCCCGATCCCCCACCGAGTTTCATTAAAACCTCACCAACTCTACGAAAGACATCTTTTACTTTTTCACCCGCTACTGCGAGTTTTTCTGCAAATGACTGCTTCATTTCATCAGCCGCAACTTTGGTTGAGTTCATTCTTGTTTCTTGAGCCTCAAGTGCTTTCGTCAATCCTTCAGCCCCGTTCTTTGTGAGATTCAAGGCCGCTTTACCCGCCTCTAGTGAACCGAACATATCGATCATACTTTGATCGTTTTCTGCGGCTGAATCTGACATTGCAAGCAAGGCATCTTTTACACTTCCCCCATTCTTTACAAAGTCGGGAAATGTTGTACCCGTTAAGTCTTCGAATGCTTTGTTAGCTTTTGATCCCGACTTTGCTAATTCTGAAAGCATTGCTGAAATCTGTGTGCCCGCAACTCCCGTCTTACCCTCACCTAACTTCGCAGTTAAGTCAGCAAATAGCGCCCCAACTTCAGAAAACTTTATACCTAAAGCAGATGCAATCGGTGTTACTTTACCTACCTCGGCACCTAACTCTGAGAAGTTTGTATAACCTCCTTTAACTGTTGTAAATAATACATCAGAAACATCTCGGGCCTTACTTGCCTCCATCCCGTATCCGTTCAAGACCGTCGTAATAGCCGCGACCGCATCTGATAGCGAAGCAACGCCCCCTTTAGCCGCATCGCCCGCAACCTTTAAGAAGTCGACTACATTTTCTTTCGGTATCCCCGCGGATAAAGCGTTGTACATACCTTGTAACACATCTGTAATTGGGGCACCAAACTCTTTTGATATTTCTCTTGCTCCGTCTACCAATTGCTTTCTCATTTTATTAGAAGCATCGGGTATCATTGTAAATACCTCTCGGGTCTTTTTTTCCATGTCGATAAAGTCCTTAATTCCTTTACCTACAAACGCGACAATAGCCGCCCCCGCGGCAACAAACCCACCAATAAAAGCGCCCTTTAAAAAGCTCGAAAACTTCGTCCCTCCTTTCTTGGCTTTATCTGTTCCCTCAAGGAACTTCTTTGCATCAAGTCCGAGGGTTGCTAATATTGAAAACTTTGACATCAATTCCCCATGTTGGCTTGTTTAAGAAATTCGGCTTTAAGTTTATCAACTGCGGGATTAAACTCGATAGGAGTCCCACCATTAGTAACTGTTAAGCGTTGTGTAATACTACTCAACAACTGAAACATTTGACTTAAAGGAAGGTCGAGTATTTGCTCACTTGTCCATCCGTACTCACTTGCCATGAGGTCAATTACAGAACTTGCAAAGTGAGCATTGCTTGGACTACTTTCACCACCTTGGTTAATGTGGCTAAGATTGTCCTTTAAGTAATCGGTAATTTCTTGCTCTAGGCTTTCGGGAAATTTCCCCATGCCTTGCCTAAATGCTTTAGCCGCAGCTTCGTTTGGAGTAAACTGATCGGAACAAACCCATATAAAAGTAACTACATCTTCGTGCGTAGCATCCTTGCCACTTAGTAAGGGACTTTCGACTTGTTCAAGAAAGATTAACTTTCTTAATGTCATAGGAGACAAGAGTGTCCCCGCTATCTGATGTGGTAGTTGAACCCAAGCTTCGGCGCGAGATTTGAAGTCTTCGTTCTTCGCATCCGCAATTCTTTTTCGGTACTCCTCCCACAATGTTTGTGGGTTTCTTTGCACACCGATTTATACGTTTATTTTCTTATAAAAGTTCACAGAGACTTTTGTGTAATCTCCCTGTGATTGAGCCTCACTCACATCTTGTATAACATAAACTCCATCATTGTCTCCACTTGCGAGCGTAAACTCATCTCCGCGAGCGGGGGCAGTATCTGTTCCTTGAAGTTGCAATGTTGTTGATCCTTCTATACGACCTGGGACAATTGTTGAGCCTACGGGTTCTCCGTTTGAGTCATCAATGTCTACACGACTTGCAGTTGAGTTAAAACTCATTGATTCAGCGATGTATGTCTTTGCGTCTATAGTAATCGGACTGTACTCGATTCCGAATTTATGCGTTCCGTCTTTTGTAATAGCCATAGGTTTTGTTTTTTGAGTTATTTGAAATGAAGAAATTTCGTGTGAGTCGACCACTCGTATAGTTATTTGTGTCGGTAAAAGCGTACTAGTGGTAAAAGTAAAGCCCGTTCTTTGTCCTTGGAAAAACTTTTGAGTTACATTATCGCTATCTCTTTCAACCGCCTCATCTATGAAATCAATTCGGTAATTTGTTGAGGTGCTTGCGATTGTGTATTTCTCGTCTTCTAGCAATGTAATATCTTGCGAAGCGATCAGAGCAACGGATGAACTTGCGTCCCCTTTGAATTTGCCATTTGCAAGTTCTGTCTGACTTAGTACACCTTGTGTTATAGTCCAATCATCAAGTGTGGCCACAAGACCCCAAGATGAATCACCCAACACTCGCCAATAAAAACCGCCACTTCCATCCTTTTTTGTCAACTGATAACTGCTGTTGCTATCGTTGTAATCTGTAATATCAAGAATTTCGTCGACGGCAAAGCTTGCCCCGTTGTAATTCCCCGCTATTTTAACAAATGCTTTTGCGGTACCAACTGCAACAAGCGCATCGCCTGTCGCGGTAGTAGTCGTAGATGTAAAGTTAGGGTTTAGGATTAAGCTCATATTTATATGTGTTTCTAATATTGTATGTTGTGTCAACCTTTGCAGACAACCAAAAGGCCTCTGTGGCATCTTTCATCTTTCCTTGTACTTTTATTTACAACAAAAGAATTATACTTTCGGGCATCTGCTTCTAGTTTATATTTCTGCAAATTAGGAAAGTCTTTATTTGTTACATCATGTGCAATTAAAACCCCATTCGGGTTTAGCATATCGTATAGTTTCCCGCACCATTGGTCGCTTGCTCCATGTGCTCCATCTGAAATTATAAAGTCAAATCGCTCGCTTTCGCTTTGGCTTACATATTCTTTTTCGGACTGAGTTATAATATTTGCACCAAGCTTTTTTAATTCAATCGCAATCCTAGGAAGCTCGCCTTTCCAATCTTGCCAATTATCAACACACACAAGCTCAGAATTATTTTCATTAAATGTATTGGTCTGTAAAACAACCTGTGAAACATTGCCTGTACCCACTCCGAGTTCAAGAATCCGTTTGGGCTTATACGATGCAAGCAATCCCTGTATTAGGTACAAGTGGCACTTATCAATAGCTTGATACCCGTATGTAAATTGGTCTAAGTTTATCATGAGCAAGCCGCCCTTATCATGTAATCGGATTGAGTTACTCTAGCTGAACCCGATATCATTTGTGTTGATGACTCCATTCTTATGTAACTTACATGGTGGTCGGGCAAGTTACTTGTGTCAAAGTTATCTGACGATCGCAGAAAGATTTGTCGTACAGAAGAAACTCCACTATTGTGCTCCGATCTACTCGTTCCGTCGTCTGCATTTGTGATCACTCGTACAGACAATGTCAGATCAAACTTAGCATACTCGGGTAAAGTCGAGCCAACTCCATCTAAAGTCTCAAGAAAGTTGAGGCTTGAAACTTCTATCTCTATTCTTGGTGTTATGAATTGATTGTCATCAAAACCCTTAAATATCGTATAACCACTAATTCCATCCAAGAAACTTGCGACCGCATCCTCTATTGACTCCTCGATCTTTAGGTTCATTGGTTTGAGAATCTCCTATTACAAGTAAGGGTTAGTTGTACAGGGTCATTCTCATCATCATACTGCAACGCAAGCACTTTGACTTGCCGACCCGATGCATCTTCAAGTATTGAGCCTATTGATGGAAGTGTCGCATACTTAGTCGCATTCAGCGAATACTCAGTATTGGCGTTTATATAAATACCATTAACTTCTATCTCGCGATCCTCGTCCGTCTCTGAACAAGTAGCGATAAACTCTAAACTAGCTATCGATGCAGGAAGAACGCCCGTTAAGGGCGAACTTCTCTGATCGATAATGTGATCTAAATCACTACTCAGAAGGTCTTGCTTTAATTGGCTCACTTTTTATTACCTTGC